TTTTGGCGCGGAAGGAGGGATTTGAACCCTCGCACGCGGTTTAGGCGTCTACTCCCTTAGCAGGGTAAATCAAACCCGCTATAAATCAATGGTTTGCGGAGATTTTGTAGCCCATTTGTAGCCCACAAAGAGGGCTTATTTTTCGAGCTGATTTACTCCCCTGTGCGCCGCTTCCGTAGACACATGAATGTATCTTTGAGTGGACGCAAGCTTGGAGTGACGCATGATCTGCTGGACGACCGGCAACTCCACGCCTTTCTTTACAGCTTCTGTTGCTGTGGTGTGGCGGCAGGAGTAAGGAGGCAAATCCCGGATTCCAAGTTTCTTGGTGGTAGCATGGTATTCCTCATAGAATTTATTTTCATAGCCGCTATACAGTAGGTGTGTTTCCGGTGATGCAGATTCTGCCAATCGCTGTATCACTGGGGACATAAAAACCGGGAATACAATGGGGGTGTCTTTCCGCTTTTTTGTTTTCCTTCCGCATCCGTATATTTCGTGCTTTCCGTAGTCGATCATGTCGGATTTACAGGCGAACAATTCTCCAGGCATCATGGATGTGTAAATCATGAGGAGCATATAACCCACAAACAGTTCCCCATTGTCCCACGCTTCCCACATGGAATTTACTTCCTGCTCTGTAAACGGTTCTGGTTCTTTTTCCACCAGCTCCGGCAGAACAATAAAACGGGACAGATTTACTGTCACTGTGCCATTTCCTCCGTTGCTGGCCATCGCCCTTTTGTATAGGTGTGACAGCAAGGATTTCATGTCACGGGCCGTGTAGTAGGATGTGGCTTGTTCGTTGACAACGGCCTGTAAATCATCTATGGAAAGTGTATCGATTTTCCGTGATATAATAGGCTCAAGGCGCTCCCGTGCCTTTTTGTAGCCTGCCTGCTTATCTGTGGAGAGCTTTTGCATATCGTTTTCGCTCCAGCCTTGCCACAGGGTTAAAAGCGTAGGAGATGCTTTTTGACCCTCTCCCGGCAGCTGGGCCGCCGCCCATTTCAGGGCTTCTGTTTTTGTCTGGAAGCCGCCCTTTGTGGGCCGTTTGCGAATGAGCCTATGGCTACCGTCCGCTTCCTGCGCTGTGTAGGAATATCCAGCTGCACGGGCTGTCCATGTCTTTCCTCTTTTGTAGGCATTTCCTGCACCGTTTGGTCGTGACCGGCCTTTTCTCTTTTCAGCCACCTGTTTTTTCCCGCACGCATGGCAGTACACCGCCCCCGGCATAAGCTCAGCGCCGCATTTAATACAATTTGCCATTGTGTTACTCCTTTGATATGCGTACAACCGTAATCATGGCCGCAATCGTTACTGCGCTCCCGGCCAGCAGTACGGCGATAAGCACCCACGCAAACACGCTTGAACCCCCGCCGATAATCATTCCCGTTGTTTTTGCGCGGAAATCAAGAAACACATATACGGCCAACAAGAGCATTACAATTATAAGCGCGGATATTGTGATATAAATTACCCTTTGCTGCGACTTGATGCGCTTGTGCTGCAAGTCTATGGTTTTCTTCATGCTCTCTACATTGCCCTCTAATTTGGCAGCTTTTATCTCCGCTTCCCTGCTTTGTTTTAACTCCTCCAGCTGTTTTTCTGCGGGGACGTTTTCGATGATGCCAAAATACCGATCCAGCGACACGCCCAAAACGGCGCAAATGTCACCGGCGTTATACACGCTTGGGGCTTTGGCTGCCGATGCAAAATAGTTGTTGATGGTAGAAATAGAAATCCCCGTTTCGTCTGCCAGCTGCTGCGTTGTAATCCCTTGCCTTACCTTTGCTTCTTTGCAAATTTCTCTCAGCGTTTTCATACTTCTTTCCCCTTATTGGGCATAATCTACCCTTTTATTGCCGTGCAAATATTGTAAAAATCCCTTTTTGGGATTGCGCTGCCCGATTTGTTTTTGATATGGTGGCGATGCAAACGATAAGCCGATAGGTGATTCGTGGGCAAAGCCCACCCTGTCCGGTGCGGGGGCGGGGTGGGCAAATCGAACAAATTTTCTAATTTTTTTATTTTTGTTGCACGAAACAGGGCAACAAACCCACCTCTGGCGTGTATAGGTGAAAAGACTTAATGCGGAGGAATAGAACGAATGTTTGCAATCGAAAAGAAATATGGTATAATTAGAAAAGAGCATCCTGCGCACGCCAAAGCGGATTTCCTGTCCGCACTGCGTACACTGACAGAAGAAGAACAAATCGAACTATGGAAGGAGCTTGAACAAAATGGAATTATCAAACGCAAAAGTCCTGATTGCATCTGACGGCGAGAAGACATTCGTCCTCGTAAATGGAACGCCGCTTATCGGAGATAAGATTGACTTCAAATCTGATATGTGCGGTGTCCGGCTCAGTGTGTCTAATGCCCTGCTTACACCTAACCTGTACAAAGCCAGTGACTTTGCCGCATTTGTGAAAAACAAGTTAGGTTATGATCTGTCCGTCATGTAAATCCCACATGAGGACGGTTTCCGGGTCTTGCTTATCCATGTAGGCAATGCCCACATCCGTCAGGACAACACCACCAAAACGAGAATACTCGGCATATCCGGCAGCGCAAATCTCCTGTAACCCATCCTTTATTGCCTCTGGAATCGGCATGAAGAATGTGGAGTTTTGCTTCGACTGCCCGTATGCTTGGCGCTGGCAGTAATGCGTGTAGAGAGCTGCCAGCGCCTTTTTTGCACTCCTTGTCAGCTCAACGCCCATCGCGGTGCCTCCTCTGCTGAATCTCCACAAGCTTCTGCATCGCTTGAAGAATTTGGTCATCCGTCCAGTTTTCGGCCTGTTCTTCCCAATCCTTCATAGTCGGCACGAATCCCTCGGCATTTATGCCGGGGGCTTTTTTTATGCTTGGATCATCCGTTTTTTCCAAAAACAAATCCGGTGAAACGCCGAAATAATCCGCAATTCTCTTTATCGTTGTTGGCCTTGGAATCGCCCCACCTTTCCACGAAGTAACAGACCCAGATGACAGGGTTAGTTCTTTTGCAACTGCATTGGGCGATACTCCACGCTTTGCACATAGGTCTACAAAGACTGACCAAAACATAAAAAAATACTCCTGAAAATTGTGAGATTATCCAAAAGTGAGAAAAATGAGATTTCCCTATTTACAAAATGAGAATTATGAGGTATCTTTATATCAGGCCCACCGAAAAAGGGTACAAAAACACCAGCCCCCACGAAAGCGGCTTTTAACAATTTCTTTTGGCGAAGGTATTGTACCGCAGTTTTTGTGGAGTGTCAAGTGTGAAACCTCATGAATATGAGCTTTCGGTGGGCGTTGACTGCGGCGGGGATAGAAAAACCGCCCCGTGCGGTAACACGAGGCGGCGGGGTGCAGGAGTTTCCCCTCCCCACCTCCGCACCGGGCGGGGAGAGGATTTAACAGCAAAACGCGCTGTCTTTACACTCCTGCAATGCGATTATAGCACGAACGCCCCGCCGCAGTCAATGAAATCTCACATATAAGGAGGGAAGACAATTTGACATTGAGAGAAATGCGGGATAGAGCAAATCTTTCCTGCACACAGGTAGGCAAGAAACTGTTTGTTGACCAGTCCTGCGTAAGACATTGGGAATACGGAGACTGGGCACCGGCACGGAAGTATTACAAGAAAATGGCGAAGCTGTACGGCGTGTCGGAGGAGGAGATCAAGGCTGCTGCGGAAGCTATCCGGGCGGCGAACCGAGGTGAGAAGCGTGACAATCAATGATGTACGGAAGTCGGACAAGCTGTATCTGACCCCGGCAGAGGTTGCGGAGATGCTGAATTGTGACCCGCAAGCGATACGGGACGCAGCAAGGCACAACCCCGAACAGCTTGGATTCCCGACAATGCGGGTTGGCAACAGGACGAAAATCCCCCGGATGCCGTTTCTGCGGTGGCTGGGGATAGAGGAGGAGTAAACATGACCAACCAAGAATACAGGGCGCTGGAGGATGCTTTTCTGGCACGGCACGATGCGCTGTGCGAAGATAAGAACCCGCTGGAGTGCGATTGTCCGGCCTGCCCCTGCAAGGGTATGTGCGATGCGCTTTGCGCTGCGGAGGTGAATTGATGGACGGGTACACATTGACGCTGGTAATTATCGGAGCCGCAACGGTGAGTTGTTGGCTCATGCGGCTGGTGGACAAGCTGGACGGGAAGTAACACAAACGGAGGGAAAGACGATGTATTTGTGTGATTATTGTGGGGCAGCGTTCCATTCGTTGGATTACATCGAGGAAAAGTCCGATGAGTGCGGAAACAGCATAATTTATGTCTGCCCAGAGTGCGGAGAGGAGATTATCCCCGGAGAAGCGGATGAATGTCCTGTTTGCCACGGCTGGAAGCCGATGAAAGCCGCTATGTGCCACAAGTGCGAACTGGAAACAATCGGGAATTTCAAACTGGCTATACGGAAGTTTTCCGATGTGCAGCTTGATTATATTTCCGACCTGACGGAGGGTGAGTATCTCTCGGAGTTTTTGCATAAGGGGGGCTTGGGATGATAAACGGTGTCCTCCGGTACATAAAAGCTACAGTGGAAATCCCATTCCCTGAGGGGAAAATGTGCTGTAACCTCTGCCCACTGCTGGAGACTTATTCGCGAAATCAATGTCGGAGAACAGGCGAGTATCTGTTAGACACGAGAATCGTCGGGGCATATTGCCCGCTACAAGTTGTTGATGAGGAGAAAACCGAATGATGAATATCTATGAGAAAATCGCAGCGATTATGCAGGATGTCCAGTATTTGGCAAAGGACGATCATGTAGAGTTTGGCAGCACCAAATACAAGGCACTGAGCGAGGAGAAAGTAACCTCCATCATGCGTGCGGAACTGCTGAAACACAAACTGGTTGTATACCCCATCGCACAGACAGCCGGGAGAACTGGGAACATTACCCACGTGGATGTCATCTACCGCATGGTCAACGTGGAAAACCCGGAGGAATACATCGAGATTGCATCCTGCGGAGATGGAGCAGACACACAAGACAAGGGCAGCGGCAAGGCCATGACCTATGCGTTTAAGTATATGTGGCTGCGGACCTTTGCGCTTCCCACCGGCGAGGACCCGGACAAAATTTCCTCCGCCGAGCTGGACGAGAAGGAGCGGAACGCCGCTCCGGTGTGTGAGCGATGTGGAGCTGACATTGTGTCCGTCAGGAAGCGCAACGGCGAAATGTGGACGGTAAAGGACATGGTTAAGTACTCCAAGGGCCGCTACGGAGCGCAGATGTGCGCCGGCTGCATGAAGGCTGCAAAGAAGGAGCAGGACAATGTTGCAGGCTGATGTGACCGCCGCACGGTGGCAGCAGGACAGCGATGGGGCGTGGCTGTGCCTCCGGGTGCAGTCCCCCGCCTCTGCAATGACCATCTGTGACGAGATGAAGCCGGACAAGCAGTATGTGGCGCAGATCAAGCGCAAGGGAAGGAGCCTTGACGCAAACGCTTATGCGTGGGTGCTGCTGGATAAACTGGCGGCACACTATGGGATTCCGAGGAATGATGTGTACCGGGAAGAAATCAGGATCATTGGTGGTGTGAGCGATGTTGTGTGCATGGTATCAAAGGCGGCGGACGAGTTCTGCCGCAGATGGGAGGCAAAAGGAACCGGCTGGATGGCGGAACAAGGGCCAAGCAAAATTCCGGGATGCGTGAACGTGGCGGTTTGGTACGGCTCAAGCACCTACGACACAGAGCAGATGTCACGGCTGATTGACCAGATCGTTGCCGATTGCCGAGAAGCTGGAATCGAGACTATGACACCGCAGGAGTTGGATGCGCTAAAATCACGCTGGGGCGAAGTCCAGCCGTTGGGAGGTGATAAAGGTGACTGATGAAAGACGGTGCTTCCTGTGCGGTAGAAATGGAGCGGGTGACCCGCTGGAGCGGCACCATTAGGCACATCTTCGGCGGCGCGTACCGCAACAAAAGCGAGAAATACGGCCTTGTAGTGTATCTCTGCGGCGAACGGTGCCATAGAAACGGAGGGCTGGCAGTACACCGCAACGGGAATCAAATGCGCCTCCTGCGCCGATACGGCCAGTTAAAGGCCATGCAGGAACAGGGATGGACGGAGGATGACTTCCGCCGTGAATTTGGAAAAAGCTATTTGTAAGGAGGAAAACGATGGTAAACAGAATGATTTTGCAGGGGCGGCTTTGCTCTGACCCTGAATTGCGCCGCACCAACAGCGGAACAGCAGTGTGCAGCTTCCGTGTGGCGTGGAGCGAGAAGATTAAGGACAGAGAAACGAAGCTGTTTCTCCCCTGCGTGGCATGGCAGGGTACTGCGGAGATGATTTGCAACCACTTTGCTAAGGGCAAGGAGATCATCGTAGAGGGCAAGCTCTCCAGCCGGGAATACGAGGACAAGACTGGCAACAAGCGCACTGTGGTGGAGCTGACGGCGGACCGGGTACATTTCTGCGGCAGCAAGGACAGCGCACCGCAGCAGCCCACGCAGACCTTCACGGAGATTTCCGAGGACGACGGCGATTTTCCGTTCTAAGGCGGTGCGCCGATGCCGAACAGAATCATACGCGAGAGCATCTGCACCAGCGACAGCGTAGATAGGCTTTCATGGTTCGAGGAGGTCTTGTTCTATCGGCTGATTGTTTCTTGCGATGATTTCGGACGCTATGACGGACGGGCCGCAATTATCAAAAACAGGCTATTCCCTTTGAAAGAAAATCTTACTCTGAAAACTGTAGAAAACGCCCTTCATGGACTGGCGAGTGCTGGATTGGTTGCCCTATATACTTCACAGGGCAAGCGCTTCCTCTACCTACCAACATGGGGTAAGTATCAGACACAGAGAGCAAAGGAAAGCAAATATCCTGAGCCTGTAGAGCCTACGCAAGCAGATGAAATCATTTGCAAACAAATGAATGCAGATGTCCCCGTATTCGAGAATCGAGAATCGAGAATCGATATACGAGAATCGAGAAGCGAGAATAATGCGCGCGAGGCGCGCTTCTCTCCGCCCTCTTTGGACGAGGTTCGGGCTTATATCGCCGAACGGGGGTCTACAGTTGACGCACAGCAGTTCGTCGATTTCTACGCCAGCAAGGGATGGATGGTTGGGAAAAACCGCATGAAGGACTGGAAGGCTGCCGTCAGAACCTGGGAGAAGCGCAGAAAGGAGGAAGCCGGTGAACAGCCAACAAAGCAAGAATACCATGTCGGGACATGGCTGTGACATCTGCGGCGGGCTGGGCTACACCGTCCGGCGCACGGAAAGCGGCGAACTGGTGAGCAGAACCTGCAAATGCGAGATCATCCGCCGGAATAGGCTTCGCATGGAGCGTTCCGGACTTCTGGGACTGCTGGATAGCTGCACCTTTGAGTCGTTCCAAACGCGGGAGTATTGGCAACAGGCCGCAAAGCAGGCGGCGGAGAAGTATTTGACAGACTGGAAGGGCAAGTGGTTTTTCATCGGCGGCTCTCCCGGCACTGGGAAAACCCACCTGTGTACGGCGATTTGCGCCAAGCTGATGGACGGCGGAATCCCTGTCCGGTATGTGCAATGGCGGGGAGATATTCCGGCAATCAAGGCAAAGGTAAACGATGCCGAAGCATACGCCGAAGCCATGCAGCCGCTGAAAACCGTCCGTGCGCTGTATATCGACGATTTTCTCAAGGGGAGCGTAACGGATGCCGACAAGAACATTGCCTTTGACCTGCTGAATGCCAGATATATCAACCCAGATGCAATCACGATCATTTCCACGGAACTGACCATTGACCGCATTTTGAGCTGGGACGAGGCAATTGGGAGCAGGATCAACCAGAGGGCGAAGGATTATATGCTGAACATCGGCAAAAAGCAGAATTGGAGGTTGAAATGACCAAGCGGGAGGAACGGGAATGAAGCACCTCGGTGATATTACGAAAATCAACGGTGCAGAAATTGAAATCGTGGATGTTATCACGGGCGGATCGCCGTGTCAGGATTTGAGCATTGCGGGAAAACGTGCCGGATTGGCCGGCGCAAGGAGCGGATTGTTCATGGAGCAGGTCCGCATCGTAAAGGAGATGAGAGAGCATGACAGAGCGAACGGACGGACAGGTGACATGGTCAGACCTCGGTTTATGATCTGGGAAAATGTCCCCGGAGCATTCAGCAGCAACAAAGGGCGAGACTTCGCGGCAGTCCTCGAAGAGATCATCCGCATCGCAGAGCCGGAAGCCCCCGATATTGAAGTGCCTGAAAAAGGCTGGCCAACTTGGGTGGGCTACCACGATGAAGTGGGAGGACGATGGAGCGTGGCTTGGCGAGTGCATGATGCGCAATACTGGGGAGTCCCCCAACGCCGCCGTCGTATCTCGGTTGTCGCAGATTTTGGAGGGGACACCGCAGGAGAAATACTCTTTGAGCGCAAAAGCGTGTCAGGGCATCCTGCGGAGAGCGGAGCGGCGAGGGAAAGACTTGCCGGAAACGCTGAAAGCGGTGCTTCTTATGCAGTCCGAATCAGGGGGGGCTGTGACGGAGGAGGAAAAGGCGCTTTAGTGCAGGAGGACAAGAGCGGGACGCTCGGCACCGGCAACGACCAGACGATTTTCTGCTTGCAAGGGAACGGGATCGACCGCGCAGACACCGCTGGATGCAACGGGAAAAGATGGCGGGAGGATACAAGCTACACGCTAAACACCATCGATCGGCCGGCAGTGTGCGCAGGGGTGAATAATCCTGCGATATTCTGCACGGAAACTCAGCGAGACTGCGTAATGCCTTCGCAGGCACTGACAGAGGTTGCAAGCACACTGCGAGCTGGTGCTGGTGCTCCAAAGCATGACGCGGATATTAGAGGAAGGCTTGCGATATCTTACAAGAGAGCGACGCACACCGGTTTTGAAGCAACGCCTATAAACCTGATGGTTGCTACACGCTACAAAGCACTTGGGCGGGGGACAGGATTTGGCGTAGGAGAACCGGGGGACCCGGCGAACACCATTTCTTCTGCACATTCGCATGGCGTGTTTGTTTCCGAAGAACAAGCTCCTATCTGCATGGCAACTCAGCAAGGCGGGGCCGAGGTGCGAAGCGATGACCGTGCACCGACCTTGACCGCCTCCGCAGGCATGAGTGGGAATAACCAGCCTGTCATCTGTATCCAAGGAAACGCAATCGACCGGGCTGATACCGCCGGATGCAACGGGAAGGGCTGGAAAGAAGATGTCTGCTATACGTTGAACACCATTGACCGTCCGGCGGTCTGCGCCGGTCCGGACTGTCTTACTCCGTGGGATTGCCAGAGCAAGCGGGTATACAGCGAAGCCGGTGTGATGCCAACGTTGCAAGCCGGAGAAAACAGCGGCCAGAATCAGGAAGCCGTACTGTGCGCCGGGTTTAAGCTGGGGAACAGTGAACACGCCCGGAGCATCGGATACGCCGAGGAACAGGCCCCTACGCTGAATGCGGAGTGCGGAGGAAACAAACCGGCGGTGCTGTGCCTGAACGATCAAGGCGGGAATGTGATGGGCGTGAGCCATGATGTTTCTGGGACGCTGAGAGCACAGGAGCATGGGCACCAGCCCTCCATTCTGGATATGAGTCACGCCTGCGATGTCATCAGGGACTGCGGCGAGGTAGCGCCCAGTCTGCAAGCCCGTATGGGAACCGGCGGCAACCAAATCCCGCTGACGTACCAAATGCAGGGATTCGGCGATTACCGCGAGGGGGAAGTTGCAAGCAGCTGCAAGCAACGGGACTTTAAGGACAGCACAGACCTTGTGTGTGCCGTTGACTGCCGGGACTTCCGTGAAGGCGGCGAAACAAACGGGACTTTGCAGGCAAAATCAAACGGCGGAATCAGCTACAATTTGCAGAACACCGTGAGAACGGGCATCGTGCGACGCCTTACCCCGATGGAGTGCGAACGGCTGCAGGGCTACCCGGACGGCTGGACGGATATCGGCGAGTGGATGGACAGCAAGGGCAAGCGCCACAAGGATGCGGACAGACCCCGGTACAAGGCACTGGGTAACTCCATCGCCCTTCCGTTTTGGGACTTCCTGGCAAAGCGTATCAGCGCACAATATCTTCGCCCTGTTACGATGGGCAGTTTATTCGACGGTATCGGCGGCTTTCCGCTGGTGTTCGAGCGGCACAACGGCAAGGGCACGGCACGCTGGGCAAGCGAGATCGAGGAATTTCCTATCGCCGTGACGAAACTGAGATTTGGGGAGGATTGACATGACCACATTACGCATGATTCCCGGCATTACATACACCCGGAAAAACCTTGAAGCATTGACCGGTATGCCGGACAGAGAGAACCGCCGGATGATACGGGAGCAGAGGCGGCAGGGTGTGCCTATCGTTGCCATGAAAGACGGCGGCTACAAGATGGCGGAAACGGAGGAAGAAAAGCAAGCCTTACTTTCCATGTACCTCAAGCGGGCATTGGACGAGCTGGGGACATACCGCCGCCTTGCCAGAGCTATGCAGGTGGACGGGCAGATGGAGATGGGAGGTGGAAATGGAACGGTTTAACACTCCGCTGACGAAAGAGGCGGCGAAATCACTGCTGGCTTTGGATTTAGAGGACAAGGTGATTACCAGCTACGAGAAGCTGGACGAGTGGTACACCGCGTGGGGCGGCCAGTGTTATGTGTCATTTTCCGGAGGAAAGGACAGTACGGTGCTTTCATATTTGGCTGCAAGGTATCTATCGTCGTTCCGCACACCTCCGTGGCCGCTGAATCTTGTGTTTGTCAACACAGGCCTTGAGTACCCGGAGATACAGAAGTTCGTCAACGATTACGCCGACTGGCTGCGGAGGGAGTTTCCCCGCGTGAACGTAAACCTTTTTCGCCTGCGCCCGAAGATGAACATTCGGCAGGTGGTGACGAAGTACGGGTACAGCATCGTGAGCAAAGAGGTGGCGGGATATGTCAGAGATGCCCGCAGGAACCCAAACGGCTTGAGAATGAAGCGGCTGCGAGGGGAAGCCGTGCGAAAAGACGGTCAGCCGTCTGTCTACAACTGCGAGAAATGGGAATATCTGTTGTACGCACCGTTTGTAATCTCCTCGACGTGCTGCGCCATTATGAAAAAGTCACCGCTGAAAACCTACGCACACAAAACCGGGCAGCAGGCTACAACAGCGACGATGGCGGAGGAAAGCAGATTACGCATGACGTATTGGTTGAATACCGGCTGCAACGCCTTTGAGGGAAAGCAACCGATGGGCAAGCCCATGAGCTTTTGGACGGAGCAGGATGTGCTTCGGTTTATCTTGGAGCGCCAAATACCCTACGCCAGCGTGTACGGCGACATCGTGGCCAGCGACGGCGAAAACGACTACGATGCAACGCTAACGGACTGCAAGCTGCACTGCACTGGCTGCCAGAGAACGGGGTGTGTTTTCTGCGGATTTGGAGCGCACCTCGAAAAGGGCGAAAACCGCTTTGAGCGCATGAAACACACACACCCGAAGCACTACGAATTCTGCATCGGCGGTGGGGCGTATGACCCTGTGGACGGCTTGTGGAAGCCCACTGAAAAGGGGCTTGGATACGCCAGAGTATTGGACTACATCGGAGTGAGGTATTGAAATGAGCATAAAAATTACCATACCCCTGCCGCCGGTTACAAAGAAAAACAGCCAGCGCATTATGCACAGCAGCAAGACAGGGAAATCGTTTATTATGCCGTCGCAGAAGTACATCGATTACGAGGCAAAAGCTGTGTGGTACTGCAAAAAGGCTGGTGTGCATGAGCCGATCGATTATCCAGTGGAGGTTAAATGCCTGTTTTATATGCCAACCAAGCGGCGAGTGGATTTAACCAATCTGCTGGAAGCTATGGACGATGTGCTGGTCAAGGCGCGGGTGCTGCTGGACGACCACTGCGGCATTATTGTCAGCCATGACGGGAGCCGGGTACTGTACGACAAGGAAAATCCACGCACGGAGGTGAGCATAACCGCCTATGAATGATTTTGACTATGACATCGTGCAGAAAAAGCGTGTTGCAAGAGGGGCGTTTGCCCATGTGAACCGCAAGCGTGGGAAATGCAGATTGCCCAGTGATTACCTCACTGCGGCACAAAAGAGGGAGATGAACGGGAAAATGAAAACATACAACGCCACACGGCCTATGCCTTGGGAAGATTTCAAGGCGATGCCGGACGACATTAAGCGGGAATATCTACGGAATATGCAGTCTTGCGGCGGTGCAGCTACATACCTTGCGGAAGAAATGGGCTGTTGCAGTGCCACTATCATAGAATGTGGGAAAAAACTTGGCGTGCCGTTTGTGCGAGGTGGTCGGAACTTTAACTTGTGGCAAAAGAAACTATCAGAGTGGCACACATCCGAAGTGGTGGAAGAAACGCCAGAAAAACAGTCCGATGGGCCAACGCCGGTGCGTAGTGTGGAACCGTTGCACGTGCGAAGTGCAGAACTGCTTCACGCACGGCTCACTATCCGGGGAGACCGGGAAAGTGTTTTGCAAAATCTACGCATGCTTATGCCGGATGAATGTGAAGTCACGGTTGAGTGGTGAGAGGAGGAAAAAACTCGTGAAGGAGCATATTACCACTGGAGGGAAGACGCTTTGCTGGACTTGTAGAAAAGCGTATGGAGGATGCTCATGGACAGAAGTAGACTACACAAAAAAGGGCTGGCCTATACGATTTGAGCCGGTAAAGGGGTGGAATGCAATCCCGACAAAAAATGAAAAATACACATCATTTTTGGTGGTAAGTTGCCCAGAGTACGATCCTGATGATAGAAAGGAGGATACACATGACGGCAGATTTTGCGGGTATGGGGAAGCGCCTGCGGGAGGCAAGGGAGAAGGAACTTATGTCGCAGAATGATTTGGCTTTGGAATCTGGTGTAGCACCATCGACAATCAGCTATATTGAGTGTGGACACAGCACCGCATCGGTGTGGGTGCTGGCACATATCTGTGATGCGCTTGGGGTATCTATGCAATGGATGGTATACGGGAGAGGAAGAAAATGAGCAGAAAGAGCATATTTATGGTGAGAGGAGAGGCCCCGGAGGCGGGGCGGAAAGGAGTATAGACATGGATGCAGTGGAGTTTATCCGGGAGCGAAACCGGATGTGTAAACATTTTCGTGGGTGTGCCAAGTGCCCTGCGGACGGTATGATATGCAGCACAATATGGGAGATGAATGACGCCGAAAGACTTGTTCAGATCGTCGAGGAGTGGGCGAAGGAGCATCCACATAAGACCCGGCAGAGCGTGTGTCTGAAACAATATCCTAATGCTGTACTGGATAAAGATGGTGTTCTTCGTATTTGTCCCTCCTTTGTGGGTGGTGATACACCTGAGAAGTACAAGTGTATATGTTTAACAGATTGTAGTGATTGTCGGCGAGAGTTCTGGATGCAGGAGGTGGAGTGATGGAACGACTGACAAAACATAGCAAGCAAACATCGCACGAAAACGGTATCTGCTGCACACATTTTTGCGGCCCCGAATGCCTCGAAGTTGGCGGAAACTGCGCCATGAATTGCAAGTGGGAAGAAGCGGCGTGGAGCCGCCTCGCCGCCTACGAGGACACGGGGCTTGAGCCGGAAGAAGTTCTGCCGAAAGATAAGGCGGACGAGATCGCGCTGAAGCTCATGCGTCTTGCTGATTTGGAAAGCCTTTGCAGCTATACCCGCCTGCGCGAACTGGCCGATGCCGAAAAGGACGGGCGCGTGGTGGTGCTGCAAGCAAGGCAGTGGAGGAAGCGTTAAGGAGGCGATATGATGAGGTTGACTATCATCTTCAAGGACGAGTTTGAGGAGCACATGAAAAAGCAATTCGGGGCTTTCGCGAATCCGCAGGTATATGGCGTGAAGTCCGTACACATGGAAGATGGGTATCTGTGTTCCACGGTTTGGGACACGAAACGGTGGAGATTGGATGATATTTCCAGATTTTACTGCGAGGAGGGCTGACAATGGCGACAAAGAGAGTGTGTGACCGTTGCGGAGCGGAGATCAATCCGTTCAACTCCGTCACCTATGCCGGTATGCGGCAAGTTAAAAACGACATAAGCGACATCGAATACGAACTATGTGTTTCGTGTGCACACGAACTGCGGAAGTGGTTCAATGGGGAGGTGTCGAGGAGGGCTGACAATGGTAAGCAATAAAAGAGCGGAAGATTGCGCTAAAACACTTGCGCAGTTCTGCAAGGATCAGGGAGGATGCCAAAACTGTATATTCAGGGCGTTTGGCGCTGATCGGTGGAAATGCCATGTTGGAGAGCCTGCGTGGTGGGATCTGGAAGAAGTAGCCGACAATATGGAAGCGAAAAAGCGGAATCACGGGTATTTGTAAGGAGGTGTGGCGCAATGGCTGACCAAATGCAGTTATATGACACATCTGCCCCAAAGCTGGTGCTATGTGGAGGCGATGAATGATGGATGTTGAAAAGAAAAGGGATGAACTGCTTTCGATTCTCGAAGAATTGGATGCCGAGCTCCAAACCCTAAGTGATCGCGTTGCAAAAGCGCGTGAGGACTTGGCGAACGTTCACACGGCGGACGATGCAAAAAGGTTTGACGAGAACCATGACCTTGAGAAGGGCTTGAAGCACATTCAACTGTTTTAGGAGGGCTGACAATGGCTGAATACATTGACAGGGGAACGTTTAAGAAAAGCGTCGAGGAGCGTTATTGTAAGCCGTGCAAGGCGGAGGGAAAAGACCACAACGGATGCTGGTGTCGTGCTTGTTGGGTTGACGATATGCTCGACGAGGTAGATTGTTTCCAGCCCGCTGATGTGGCCCCGGTGGTGCGTAGCCGGTGGAGGTACTGCGGATTTTTGCTGGAATGCCAATCTTGCGGAGAGATTTATTCGGTGCATGGCGCAAATTCCGGGAAGTCGTGGAATTTCTGCCCCAACTGCGGGGCGAAGATGGATTTGGAGGACGGAGGTGGTGAGGATGCGGCTGATTGACGCTGATGAAGCATTGAGACTGTTTGGCGAAGAATACGAGGAAACGAAAGAATTGATACACAACGGTGAAACTCAGCTTGATAGTCTTGCCGAGGGATTTACAGAAGCATATCACATAATCAAGTATGTTGTTCCAACCGTTGACGCTGTGGAAGTGGTGCGGTGCAATGACTGCAAGCATTACAAGCCGGATGAATACGAATTCGGATGCGGATGTGATGGTGGACTACCGTATGTAAAGGCTGACGATTTTTGCAGTTACGGAGAACGGAGGGACTATGATTAAAGACAGCGGAGAAAGAACAAAGTTTCCAAGCGGAGCACTCCGGGATATGCACACGGGCAAGGGACGGATGGATTTGCTCCCTTGGTTGGCTATCATGGAAGTGTCGAAGCACTGCGAGGCGGGCGCTTTGAAATACGGGGAGCATAATGTCGATAAAGGGATCCCAACCCACAGTTTGTTAGATTCCGCTATTCGCCATGCGGCAAAATATCTGGCGGGCTATGTGGATGAGCCGCACCTTGTAGCTGCGGCATGGAACCTACTGTGGGCGATCGAGATGGAGATTGTCCATCCTGAATGCGTGGACACTCCGTGGAGGGCAAGCGATGGCGAATAAAGACGCAATGCTGGAAGCCTTGGAGGAGATCGAGAACGGTATGTGCCGCATTAAGGAGCAGCGGAGCATTTGGCAGAATAGCCTTGTATATGCTTTATGCCAAGCTGTACGGCTGCTTCTGATGGACAAGATCAAGGAGGGACGGAAATGAGAATTGACGGCAAAACCCTGCCCAACAACCCCATGAAAGCGTACCAGCAGGGAAAGCTGATAGGGACAAAGCAAAACATGGATTTGGTGTCCGAAGTGCTGCTTACAAAATTTGGATTCCACGTGTTGGAGGAAACGCCGGACAGCCACGACACTATGAGTGTTGAGTATCTGCAAAAATGCCTTGTGGAGCTGGTGGACGCAAAAAACAGTGGCTATGTGACCAAGAAGGATATTGCGGACGCTCTGCGGAGCGACTACAAACTAATTAACAACGCAGAGTAAGGAGGCTGGCATGAGCCGAAAACAGACGCTGCCGTATGATGTGCGGCTTGAGTGCATTGCCTATGTCAGAGGTTATCCACGGAGAGTACAGGCATACAACGACGCAAGGAGCGAGATACTGAGCGGCGGGAACAGTGCAACAGAGGGTATGCCCCGCTCCCCCGGCATTGGTAGACCGGCAGAAAGCAAGGCGGAGCAGCTTGCCGCCATAGAAAACTGGCCGGAAACCAAGAAAATGCGGGCTGTTGAATATGCCATAGACCGATGTGGGCGGGATTTGGAGAGCGAGAGCGTTCGAAAGCAGCTTACACAGGGAATCATGCGCAACTGTCAGGGCAAGCATAAGTATTCCCGCAACAGGATTATCGTACCGGGGATAAGTGAGCGGACATTCAGCCGCCGGAAAGAGCAATTTCTCTATGACATAGCCATATATTGTGGTTTTGCAGAGAAAGTTGGCACAAATTCCACCTAATGATGTGCTACAATAGGTACAGTGGATGATAAGGAATAGTCATCCACGCGTCTTTCCACTCAACTCGTTTCCTCCATCTTATGCGCCGCCGGTATTGGGCGCACCTTCTGGCACCGAAAGGTCATACCGGCACAAACAGCCTGTAGGGAAACCTATAGGCTGTTGTCATATGCCGTGCGCTCGTTGCACCCCAAGATCAGGGGCGGGAGGTCGCACCTCCCACACGGCACAAATATATGCGGGCGGAAGCTGGGAGGAATCAGCTCCGATAGTAAAATTTCGGGTTCGCAGGTTCGAATCCTGTCGCCTGCACAAGAGGCCGGGTAGCACCCGGACACTGTGAGACCGTTCGTCGTGGCTCACATGGAAATGACAATGCTTGCTGAAAACTGCGCGTGAGGATGCGTCCTCCTTGCCATGACCGAACAGCGGCGCTTGAGATGCTTGCGGGGCCTCAAGCGGGCATGAGCGTGTGACAATCTAAGCGGGAAGACGGCCAATATGAGGGCACATGTACCAAGGTGGCGACGCGGTCTCCAAAACCGTGTGTGGTGGGTTCAATTCCCAACTGTCCGTGCCAGATGTATGCTACCGCAGTGCGGCACCACGGAAGGGTAAGACCGCCACAAGGGGCTTGCCTGTGCGCTGTATGAAAGCGGCAGGCCGAATAATTTATTTGGCTGGCTCCGGCTTATGAATGAAGAAACGGATGCGACCGACATACCGGCGCAGGGCTGAAAAGTTCCGTGGGATACCGGCATTGCTACACTCTGCGCGAGTGCCGAGGCGTTCAATGGATGTGGCGTGGTGGCGGCAATCGTATGATTAGGCCGCTGTGTAAGCAAATTCAAACAGAGCGCAATGCCGGAACCTGTGAAAAAGCGCGGCGCGGTGTGGCGCCGAAATAACGGTGTAACCCATGTTTGAGAGCTTCCAGAAGGCCGCATGGGAGGGGAAAGACTGTTACTGTAGCCAAGGGGCGGGGGCTGGTGACAAACAAGGATGGTTTACATGGAGGATATTTCGAAGCTTCCGTATGCTGCATGGCTGGAAGAAGCCATAGAAACAGTTGTAGGTGTATCGCCAAAATCGATCTGTATTGCAGCAACGGCGCATGATGGAACGACATTCACAGGGTATTACAATGCTGATGCGCAAGATAAGGCTGTGTTTTCGCACCACATCCAAAGCGATGTAACGATGGATATCATCAGAAATAATTCCGACATGATTAAATCCATATTATCCGAAGCAGGAGATGAACAGGAGTGATACATAATGGCAACAAAGAAATCTACTGCCATTGCAAAAACAAAGGATAACCGACCGGAGACCGGCAGAGGCGGGAAAAGAAACTTCCCTTCCTGTCTGCCTGACCTCAGCAGCGATGAAGATAGAGCGCTTGTATCTCAACTCCTTACAGAGGTACTTGTAGAGTATAGACAGCCAAAGGTAAAGAGCGATGAAGAACTCAAGGAGAGAATAAACGACTATTACGCACGCTGCGCACAGACAGGGCAGACACCAACAGTAGAGGAACTATTCCTGTCTACCGGTTACGCAATTAGCACGGTTAAGGACTGGGAATACGGGAGACGCAAGGGATTTAGCCCCGAAACAGCGGCCATAATTAAAAAAGCCAAGGGTTTTATGCAGACTTTTGATGCAAAACTTGTGGTTTCCGGGAAGCTGAATTTCCTTGCATATTGCTTCCGTGCAAAGAACTATTACGGCATGGTGGACAAGCAGGAGATGGTTTTGACGCCGAACCAGCCGCAGATTGAGGGCTTGACCCCCGAACAGCTCCAGCGCAAGTACATCGAAGCCAGCGACTTTGAGACAAAATAAGCCAAAATCGAGCGACTTTTACACGACTTTCCGTCAATTCTGGGAAAGTTGGCAAGGAAAATCCTGCGTTTATACACGGAATCCTGTAAACGACTATGATTTTGGGGTGAAATAAGCGACTTTGGCGCAGACGCTTGCGACTTTCACAGCGACTATGCCAGCGACTTTTGCGACTTTCCCGGCGACTCTGGTAGCGACTTTGGCAGCGAGGCACGCCATAGCAGCCACCGGACGGTCGGCATAAATGGATCCGAACCGGCAGCCGCAGAGACCGCACCACCGATCAGGGGGCAGCCAGCGATAAGGCCACAGGGACGCAAGGGCGGCGGCAAGATGGCAGCGCAAGCAGCAAGCCACGGGGCAGGGGATAACGCCACCACATAGGGGTGCAAACAAGGCGTACAGCGCACGCAGAGCAGCGACAATATAGAGGGTGGCGCCCAGAATTAAAACGCCTTACAGGGGCGTTAAAATGGCAAATAGGGCATGCAGCAAAAAGCCCCCGGAATACACCAGCAGCAAAGGAAAACCCCGCACAGCGTGAGCCATGCGGGGCAAGGTTGTTATTTTTGGAGCTTTGCAAGGTCAAGCAGCAGCAACACGGGCTGCAGAAGGATATACAACAAGATCAAGGGCGGCACCTCCGTTAAAGCTCGGTTACAAAAACGGACATGTCATCATCGCGGATAAACTTGCCTGACTCAAGGTCATACTTGCTACAGGCGCCTTCCTCGTCTGCAGCGTTGGCCATGTCGATGCAGTAAGCAACATCATCTACGGTGTAGGTGTCCGTAGCCTCGTTGTATGGGAGCGATCCGGCGCTAAAATAATCTATGCTCCAGTCCGGATCGTACCCGCTACCATTCCAACGCTGTATCTTTATTTCTACCGTTTTTTTGCCGTCTGTAATTTTCATTTTTTATCCCTCCTGTTTTCATTGTACGCTAATTCGTGCGGTCTGTCAAGCAAATGTGAACCGCCGGGCGGTTGTCGTCTTGGTGTAGCGGGCTGCAATCTCCGGGAGATCCTTTTTGAGTCTGGTTGTGTCCACTCTGGAGGATGTAACCGCCTTATAGGTTGCCTTGTGTTCTGACCCCGCCAGGGATTCAACCCCGGCGGCGGTCATGCGCTCTTTGAGCTGGTCTTTGAGGCTCTCCACCATTGCGGCGGCCTCTTCCTGCATCCGGATATACTGGGCCAGTTCGGCCATGATGGCATCAATGTTCATTGCTGCACCCCTTTCCAGATCTCGAAATGTTCCGGATTAACTCGCGTCGGGAACATGACCAACATGAAATCGCCGGTTTTCTGCACAAGTGGCGTATTCCAGCGCCCTGCACCTTTCCACGGCTCACCGGTGCCGCACTCGGAAAACATTTCAACAAATGTTTCATTTACTGCGATAATGTCGCCACCGTCAGCTTTGAAAATCCGGCACGAAATCGGCTTTTTACTTTTCCCAACGGGCGGCAGTTCGATTAAAAAGCAGCTTTCCCGGATGATGCTTTCTGTGTTCAAGCTTTCCACGGCCGCCTTAATGTTCATCCCATCCGGGCGAACGGTAACAAAAAGATCATTCCCGCGCTTTGCGCCGGTGCAATCCTCTTTCAGCTCAGGCAGCAGACCGGACAACGGGCGCACCATGTTATCATACAGGGACGCCGGGAGCATTAACACGGCTTTTCCGTCTGTCAGATAGACAGACTCTCCGGAACGCTGAATAAAGATGTTTTCTTGCTTTTCAAGATATTTTACAAACTTGCTATACTGGTTTTTCATGTTTAGCCCTCCTCTACTTCTTCCAGCTCGTCAAACAGTGCGGCAAGCTCGTCCGAGTCGTCTATACTGTCAATGTAGCGGCGGTTTTCGTTCATGCTCTCGATGGCGTATTCGTCAAGCTGCCCGGCATAGTCCTTGTAGTCGGCGGAAACAAGGTTTCCATAACCGTTATACCGGAAATAATCCCGGTTCGGATTAAATGCGCCGTATGTCTTATTACCGGATTCATCCGTTGCGTAGGTATCTTCATCATACCCGAAAAACGCCCGGCGCAAAAGCTCAAGCGGTTCCGTGCCGCTGTGCAGGTCATCCAGCTCGTCCATTGAGAAATAACGATCATCGCCCAAATATCCGTTGTAGCTGTCAAGCTCTTCGATTGCATCGTTGTAAATGTCGTCATGTTCCTGGAAGAACGCTATAATATCGGCGGTGACTTCTTCGGCGGTGCGCTTGATGGTGATGGTATCTTTCATTGTATTACCTCCCGGCCCTATGGCCTTATCTCTTGCCAACGGCTGCCGGATGTGGTATACTCTCCGTGCTGGCCTGTTGGCTGGTTGTGGGGGCGTTCCCGGTGTGCATTGGCTGGCTACCGGGTGCGCCCTCGTCCTATATGCTGGTATTATACTACGCCATTAGGGTATGTGTCAATAGTTTTGCCGCATATTATAGCCATAAAATATACATAATAATTTTATTGCCACATTGTGCATTATGCGCATTGTGGTACACCCTAACGCATAGCAATCATGGCGGCATGATTTCCGGCGGGGATGACCGGGGGCGGGGGATATGCGGCGGTAGCCGGGGGCGGGGTAAGCCCCAAAAATCCCGCAAAAAATAAAAAGCCACTTTTAGAAAATATGCCAAAAATAAAAAGGCAAATTTTAGCATATACCCTATTGACGCCATAGCTTGTGTGTGCTACACTACCCTTACAAGATGAAGGGAGCTATGCACATGAAAGTAGGGTATATTCGAGTGTCCACAGAGGAGCAGAACACGATCCGCCAAGAAGTCATTATGCAAGACCTTGGTGTGGAGCGTGTTTACATGGACAAAGCGAGTGGCAAGAGCCGCACAGGCAGGCCGCAGCTGGAAGCGATGATGGATTTCGTCCGAGAGGGCGATGTGGTCGTTGTTGAGAGCATCAGCCGGTTTGCGAGAAGCACGAGGGACTTGTTGACGCTGGTAGAGCAGCTTACAGAAAAAGGTGTGGGCTTTGTATCGCAGAAGGAATCCATTGACACGAATACGCCGCAGGGCAAATTCATGCTCACGGTGTTTGGTGCAATGGCGGAGCTGGAACGGGAGCAGACCTTACAGCGGCAGAGAGAGGGTATAGCGGCTGCAAAAGCGGCTGGCAAGTACAAAGGTCGCAAGCCGATAGAGATCGAAGACAGCCTTGTTAAGTCGGTGCATGACCAATGGTACAAGCGGGAGATTACAACATCCCATGCAGTGAAACTGCTGAATGTGAGCAGCAGAACCTTTTACCGCCGGATGTGGGACTACGAGGATTCCGCAGGGATTCCGAGACGGCGCTGATGAATAGAGGGAGGAAAGAGAAATGAAAAAATCGAATCCGGCCAAGCAGAAGAAAATGATAATCGTATTAGCCATTCTGCTAATCATTACCCTTGCTGTTGCATACAGCAACAAAGATGAGAGCCCTGACGCAGCGGGAGATTTCGATGTACAAGGCAGTGAATCTGCGGAAGAACTGTCGGACATTGCAAGTGATGGGATTGCAGAAAGGCTTGTTTCTTTCGGAATGACAGAAGATGAGGCACAGGCCGGCAGAGATATTCTGCGTATGTGTGGAGTGGACTCCATTTCCGGATGTGAGCCAACAGACGCATCGGCATCGGTCGATGGACTTGTTGCATTCCGTGAAGTAGTGGACAAGGACAGAGTGTTCTGGTTTACGGTAGACCACCGAGAGATTATTTATGTATCCCTGAATGGAACGGACCTATATGACAAAGACAAGGGTGGGTTCTTGATGAAGATAGACGATGTACATGTGCCAGAATCTTCCGTGCCATACAATGTTTATCGACAGTTGCAAGACATGACAGAGACTGTCCTTGACCGATACTTTGTAAGCGCAAAATACTACGACGCATGGGGTATTGGACGCGCAGACGAAAAATACATGGTGCAGTGCGAGGTATATGCGTCAAATGCGCTCAAGATGAAATCCTGGGTTCCGGCAAAGGTCTGGTATGAAGATCAAGGAAATGGCGAATTTGTTGTTACTGGCGTACAGATTGATGGCACACAGTACGAAGTGAAGCCGTAAGGGTTCCGCAAAAACCGAATAAAATGGACTACCGATTTTTCGGCAGTCCATTTTTTATTGCAGGAGGGAAAATGGATTATCGGAAGATTGCGGAGAGCATCAAAAACCGCATAGAGAAAACGCATGACCGGGAAGCCTACAAGGATTTGCTGGCGTTGTGCATTGGGTACGAAGCGGAAGATTTTGCTGCGGCGCACCAGTTAAATTCCGAAGTCCGAAAAATGACCTCCGAAGCGTTGCGTAACGGAAACCCGAAGGATGCGGAGCATTTCTACACACTGCATAAGCAGGCTATGCTGTTTGACGCACCGCATGATTTTGATACCTTCCTGCTGTATGTGGAAATGGACAGAAAACCGGAGAAGCGGTTTTATGCTCCGCGCAGGCGGTATCTAAGACCTATTGTACAGGGGTATCAAGATGTCCTTGACGGCAAATTAAGGCTGCTGACCATTTCCCTACCGAAAAGAGCCGGAAAAAGCCAGCTGGGAATCAATTTTATCAACATGATTTCCGGGAGAAACCCGGATAAATCGTCCCTTATGGAAGGCACGGGCGATGACCTTGTGCGGAGCTTCTACAACGGCTGTCTGGAGTATCTGCAAACGCCCAATGAGTATTTATTCTACGATGTGTTTCCGGATGCTCCCTTGGTGCAAACCAACGCAGACACGAAAATCATCAATCTGCGTTCAAAATCTCGATTCCCTACGGTCATGTGCCGGTCGATTGACGCACGGCAGGTGGGTTTGTCGGAGGCAACCAATGTCCTGTACTTGGATGACTGCGTGGAGGGCAGAGAGGAAGCGAAAAACCGTCAACGGCTGGATGATAAGTGGGAAGTAATTTCCGGCGATATTTTAGGTCGAGCCATTGAGGGTACGCCTATTGTAGCTACCGGGACGAGATATTCCCTGTATGACCCAATCGGGCATTTACAGGAGGAAGCGCAAAAGGGCGGCTGGTCGTGGAAAGCCATTGAAATTCCTGCCCTTGACCCCATTACAGACGAAAGCAATTATGAGTACGAGCGGGAGGGGAAAAAGGTTTTTACCACCGCATATTTCCGTGAGCAGAGAGAGCTTCTAAGCGCAGAACAGTTTGAAAGCGAATTTCAGCAGCAGCCCTTTGAAGCAAAGGGGCTGCTTTTCAATAAGTCGGAGCTGAACTATTTCTTTGAACTGCCGGTAGATCGTGACCCGGATGCAATCATCGCCGTGGCAGACACCGCAGAAAGCGGAAAAGACAGCACGGCGATGCCTGTTGCGGCTTTATATGGAGAAGAAGTCTACATCGTGGATGTGGTTTACGATGATTCTCCCGCAGAGGTCACAAAGCCGGAATGCGCAAAGTGCCTGATTGACAACAAAGTGGGCGATGCACTGTTTGAATCCAACAACGCCGGTATGTATTTCGCGAGAGATGTTGCGGAGCTTGTGAAAAACGCTGGGTTTACCACCAGCATACGGACAAAAAGGACAATTTCCAACAAGCAGACACGGATTGAGTTTGCGTCAGACGGAATCAAGAAGCATTTCTACTTCAAGCATCCGTCCACATACAAACGAGGGTGTCAATACTGGGGATTCATGCAGGAAGTGACCACCTATGTCAGAAGCGGCAAAGTGGCGCACGATGACGCGCCCGATTCCCTATCGCTACTGGAAAATGAGATCAGAAACCGCATCAGCGGGAAAATCGAGATATTCAAAAGACCGTTTTAAGGGGTGACGCTATTGAGACAAATGTTTGGCAGAAAGGTCATTTATTCCGATGTAACCGAAGTAAATGAGGGCAATATTGCAAATATCCTGGAAAAGGCAATGGTTATCCACGACGCCAACCGGGCGGACATGGAATATTTATACAGGTACTATAAAGGCGACCAGCCTATCCTTGCGAGAGTAAAGGATGTACGCCCGGAGATCAACAACAAAATTGTCGAAAACCGGGCAAACGAGATCGTGTCCTTCAAGGTCGGCTACCTGATGGGAGAGCCTGTCCAGTATGTCAGCAGGGTTGCGGACGAGAAAATCGCCGAGATGGTGACAAAACTGAACGATTATGTTCTTTCGGAGGACAAACCGGCAAAGGATAAAGAGCTGGCGGACTGGTTTCACATCTGCGGCACGGCTTATCGCATGGTCATGCCGGACACCCCGGAAGATGAAGATGAAGCCCCGTTTGAGATATATACCCTTGACCCCCGATTTTGCTTTGTGGTGTATTCCGTTCAGTTGGGCAATCCTCCTCTCATGGCGGTCAAGTATGTCAAGATGGAAGATGGGACAGTCGTTTTCAGCTGTTACACGAAAGACCATTTCTATGAAGTGACCGACACATGGCGGATTATTCGCAGTGAGCCGCAGATTCTTGGTATCCCAATCATTGAGTACCCGGCAAACCGTGCAAGACTTGGCGCGTTTGAAATCGTTTTGAATCTGCTGGATGCAATCAACAATGTGGAATCCAACCGCATGGACGGCGTGGAGCAGTTCGTGCAGTCCTTGCTTCTGTTCCACAATGTGCGTATTTCCGAGGAACAGTATTCCGCATTGCGGCAAGACGGCGCAATTCAGTTTGAGGACATTGACCCGCAGAAGAAAGCGGAGATCAAGAACCTTGTTACGGAGCTGAATCAAACACAGACGCAGACCCTTGCAGACAACCTGTATAACACGGTGCTGACCATCTGCGGGATGCCAAACAGAAACGGAGGTTCTTCCACTTCTGACACCGGCTCTGCGGTCATCATGCGTGACGGCTGGTCTGCGGCAGAAGCAAGAGCAAAAGATTCCGAGCTGGTATTCAAGCGTTCCGAAAAAGAGTTTCTGAAAGTGCTTTTGCGGATTTGCAATGACCTTAGCGGTCTGTCCCTGAAGCTGTCCGCAATCGAGATCAGATTTACCCGTCGGAATTATGAGAATATTTCCGAAAAGGCGAATGTGCTGGTTACCATGCTGGGCAACGGCAAAATTGCGCCGCAGCTTGCGTTTACGCATTGCGGCCTGTTCAGCGACCCGCAGCTTGCGTACAAGATGAGCATGGAATATCTTGAGGAAAACGGAGGAAACAATGGAATTAACGATGGAAATGGTACGGACGATCAACGAAATCCTCAAGAACCGCAATCAAGCGGAGGTGAAAGTGGAGAACGGGAAGATCGTGGTGCTTGAAGTACGAAGAAAGAAGAAATACTGAGTGGGTCTTGCAAGGGCTTGACCGACAGCCGAGGGGCTATCCGAAAGGGTAGCCCTTTTTATTTTTTGATTTAACCGCCGTAAGGCGATAAATGGTCAGGGACGACCTAAAAACGCAAACGGGAGACAACCCGCAAAAACAGAGAATAGTGCTGAGTGAACAGCCTTGTTAAACGCAGGAGGTAATCAAAATGGCAAAAATCGACACCAACCAGATCAAGGGCTATGCGGAAATGTCTTTGGAGGACAAGCTGAAAGCGCTGGAAGCGTTTGAGTATAACGACAACGCATCCGAGCTTGAAAAGCAAAAAGCGGCAGTTTCCAAGGCGAATTCAGAAGCCGCAGAGTGGAAAAGGAAACACAATGCCCTGCTAAGCGAGGACGAACAGAAGAAGCAGAAGCAGGAGGAGGACATTGCCGCCATGCAGAAGGAACTTGACGAGTTGCGGCGTGACAAGACCGTTTCGCAGTTCACGGCCAAGTTTATTGCACAGGGCTATGATGAAAAGCTTGCTGCCGATACTGCCAAGGCAATGGCTGACGGCAACACCGATAAAGTGTTTGCCAATCAGCAGGCGTTTTTGGAAGCATATGCAAAGCAGGTGAAAGCCAGCGCGATGCAAGGCACACCCAAGCCCGCTGCCGGTGCGGGTTCGGATGGTGCAGACTTTTCCAAGAAAGCTGCCGAAGCGCAAAGTGCCGGCAATTTTGCGGAGGCGGCGTACTATACCCGCCTGATGAATCAGGACAACAACACACAGTAAAGGAGAATGAATTAAAATGGCAGATACTTTTGCTACCAGCTTCGGAGTGCTGAATTACTCCGGTATGCTCTTTAACAAGGGCAACATCCGTACCCCCCTTTCTTCCATCATCGGAAGCCGGGCAAAGACCACCAATCATGTGGAATTTGTCACCGGGCAGGAATACAGCTCTGCTGGTGGCGCACAGCCCGCTATCAGCGAGACTGCGTCTCTGAATGCGCCTGATGCTACCGTAGTGACCCGAACCCAGAAAACCAATGTCACGCAGATTTTTCAGGAGACCGTCGGTGTTTCTTACGCCAAGATGTCCAACATGGGTACTCTGTCCGGCGTGAACATCGAGAATCAGCAGGCCAACCCCATCAATGAACTGGATTTTCAGGTTGGCGCAAAGCTTCAGAAGATTGCCCGTGACATGGAGTTCACCTTCATCCAGGGCGCATACAACAAGGCCACGGACGATTCCAAGATCAACAAGACCAGGGGACTTACCACCGCAATTACCACCAATGTTACCGCTATGGGTTCCAAGCCTCTGGGCCTGTGGGATGTGGCTGACATGGTGAAGAAGATTTACGGAGCCAACGCTCCCACCAATGGCCTGGCGCTGTGGTGCGATGCCGTGACCATGTTCCAGATCAATGCGGATGCCGTGCAGAACGGGCTGACCGTTGTTCCTGTTGCTCGTGAGATCAACGGAATTGCGCTGTCCAGCGTGGTCACTCCTCTGGGTGTGGTTTACCTGTACCTTGGCGAGTGCCTGCCCGCTGGTACGGCTCTGCTGCTGAATCTGGATGTTATCGCCCCTGTGTTCCAGCCTGTTCCCGGCAAGGGCAACTTCTTCCTGGAGCAGCTGTCCAAGACTGGTGCTGGTGAGAAGTACCAGCTGTTCGGGCAGGTCGGCCTTGACCACGGCCCCGAATGGTATCACGGCAAGTTCACCGGTATTTCCACCGATTTCACTGCGCCCACTTATAGCCGCAGCGTGTTTATCGCCAACGATGCAAGAAATCCTGTAAACACCAAGGCTGTGACCGGCTGATAAGGGAGGGCGGGAAGTATGACCGAAGCTGAAAAGACCGAGCTTCTAGCTACTATGACAGACCAGCAAGGAAGCGTGCTTTCCGCCTACCTTGCTATTGCCGGGGATAAAGTGCTGCGCAAACTATACCCGTTTGACGACACGATTAAAGAAGTCCCCGAACGGTATCACATGACACAGGTAGAGATTGCAGCATATCTGCTGAACAAGCGCGGAGCAGAGGGCGAAACAGCGCACAGCGAGAATGGCATTTCCCGCTCCTATGAGGATGGAGATGTTCCGTCCTCCCTCTTGCGTGACATTGTCCCTTATGCGGGGGTGGTGCGATGAGGTGCATGGATCGGAACAAATCCGAGTGCTGGTATCTCCTGTATGACGGGAAAACTATGAATGTGTCCGATGATGGATATGAAACTGGGCAAATGTCCGTAAAATACAAGGACGCAGTGAAAATGCTGGCGAATATCTCCCCTGCATCCGGTGCGGCGCAGGTGGAGCAGTTCGGACAATTTGTGTCTTATGACAAGGTTATTGTCACGGATGACATGAGCTGCCCTATCAGCGAGGATACTGTTCTGTTTGTAGACAAGGAGCCGGAGTATGACGGGAAAAAGCCTCTGTATGACTACGTCGTAAAGCGAGTGGCCAAGTCGCTCAATTCCATTTCCATTGCCATAAGCAAGGTGAATGTATCGTGAAGCATAAGGTTGTTACCACCCTTTCTCCAACCGGCGTGCAGCAGATGATCGATTCCGTTCAGGAATACCGAGAATGGCTGAAAACTGGCTGCACGCTGCTGCTGGAACGTCTTGCACAAGAGGGCTATGAGGTGGCAAGCGCAGGTTTTTCGGATGCCACATATGACGGCACAAACGATGTGACCGTGTCTGTCGAAGATCGAGGGAAAATAAAGGCCGTTGTCGCCGTTGGAGGCACGGTCTTATTTATTGAGTTCGGCACCGGAATAACTTACCCGGATAACCACCCGGAAGCAAGTGATCTTGGTATGGTGCGTGGCACGTATGGGAATGGACACGGAAAACAAACCACATGGGGCTATTACGGAGACCCCGGAACAAACGGAACAGTTGCAGGAGAGAGGGCAAAGGGAACGCTTGTTCTTACACACGGCAACCCCGCAAATATGCCCATGTATAACGCCGTAAAAGAATTGGAGTTACGGCTTGGCGCACTCGTAAAGGAGGTGTTCCGATGATTGATGTAGAACGGATGATTTTTACCCCGATTGCAGAATCCCTACGGAAGAAATTCAAGGGGGTAGCTGTTTCCGGGGCGTATGTAAAATCTCCTCCTGACTTTCCGTATGCAAGCATTGTGGAACAGGACAATTATACAACCACGCTCAATCAGGACAGCTCCGCCACAGAGCGTTTTGCGACCGTCATGTATGAGGTCAATGTATACTCCAACAAAACCGGCGAAAGCAAATCAGAGTGCCGCAGCATCCTATCAGAAATCGACAAAATGCTGTATGCAATGAACTTCACGCGCATTTCCATGACACCCGTCCCAAACATGGACGATGCGTCAATCTATCGCTTAGTGGCGCGATATCGTGCCGAAACGGACGGAAACACACTTTTTAGGAGGTAAATTATGGCAATCAGTACCTACAAATGTTTTCTGATGCAGAAAAGCTCTCCCGGGACCACCTGGACAAAACTGGTGGACATCAAGGAGTTCCCTGACCTTGGCGGTGATCCTGAAATGCTGGAAACCACCACTTTGTCTGACAAGATGCAGACCTACATCGCCGGCATTCAGTCTATGGACGGCCTGAGTTTCACGGCGAACTACACGCTGGCCGATTACAAGACTCTGAAAGCAAAAGAGGGTACGGAAGCGGATTATGCTGTGTGGTTTGGCGGCACGGAGACCGGCGGAGCTGTTACCCCCACCGGCTCCGACGGCAAGTTCTCCTTCAAGGGGCAGCTTTCCGTGTATCCCACTGGCGGCGGCGTAAACGAAGTAGTAGGCATGAATATCACCATCGCGCCCACCTCTGTCATTACTTTGGATGACGGCGAGTAAGGAGGAATTATGGCAAAGACAATGACTATCGAGCACAACGATGTAAAGTATGTGCTGGAGTATACCAGAAAGTCTGTGGAGATGATGGAGCGGCAGGGCTTCGAGATTGAGGAACTACAGCGAAAGCCCATGACCTATCTGCCCGCCCTGTTCGCCGGTGCTTTTCTGGCGCATCACCGCTATGTAAAGCGTGACGTGATCGACAAGATTTACGCCCAGCTGCCCAACAAGGGCGATATGCTTGGCAAACTGGTGGAGATGTATAGCGAACCCATTGTGGCGCTCATGGATGATCCCGAAGCCGAGGGAAACGCCAGCTGGACGGTGGACTGGTAAGCGAACCGCCGCCCGATAAAGAGGGGGGAAATACCCCCCTCTACGCTTACACGGACAAGTTTTATGAGGTTTTCCCTTATTACCTTGCAATAGGTATGACCTACGAACAGTTCTGGGAAATGGATTGTGAGTTGGTCAGGTATTATCGCAAGGCGGCGAAAATCAAGCAGGACTTGGATAACCAGCAAGCATGGTTACAGGGTGCGTATTTCTATGAAGCCTTGGCGGATGTTTCGCCTATTCTTCATGCGTTCGCAAAGAAAGGTACAAAGCCTATTCCGTATCGAGATTCCCCATATCAGGTTGGAGAAAGCAGTAATTCTGCGGAGAAAAAGGCGAAAGAGCAGAAGAATGATAGCCGTGCAAAATCCATCATGGAAATGTTTATGATTGCCAACAATAAGAAATTCGAGCCGGGAGGTGAAAAGCATGGACAATCTTGAAATCCAAGGGCTTGAGTTCCAAATCAAAGAGAACAGCGATAGTGCCGTTGCGTCTTTGGGACGGCTTGAAAAAGCGTTGTCCTCCCTAAAGACTGCCACTTCCGGCGGAGCGTCCGGCGTAAGAACTGCTGCAAAGCAGATTGCGGCGCTCAATACAGCGCTGTCTGGGGCCGGTGCAGTTGGGCAAAAACTTAAATCTATCGCTGCTGGTCTACAGGCAATATCCGATGTCGGAACCGTTAAGATTCCGAAATCTCTTGGAAACAATCTGCAGTCGCTTGGGACTGCGTTGTCTGGAATTTCCGATGGAGATATAGACAGGCTCTACAATGTCGCAGATGCTTTGCGCCCGTTATCCGAACTGGAAGGTGCGCGCATGCGTTCGTACATCAACCAGCTCAGCGCTTTTCCGGACGTTGTGCGCGAACTCCGCGCCGCAGACATTGACGAGTTTTCAAACCAAATGACCCGGCTTGCAAATGCGCTGAGACCGTTTGCCACAGAAATGCAACATGTAGCCGATGGATTTAGTGCCATGCCGTCTCGAATTCAGCGGCTCATAACAACGACCGAGAAGTACAACAACACGGTAAACAAAGGAGCCACCCAAACGAGCCGATTTGGGATTTCCCTCAAAAACATAAAAACGGCAGCGGTTATGGCCGGAATTCGTATGATACGCCAAGAAATCAGCAAGGCTATCACTGAATCAAATGCCTACCAAGAGGATTTGAACCTGTTTACTGCGTCAATGGGTCAATACGCAAAAGAAGCCCAAGAGTATGCGGAAAATGTTGGCGAAATAATGGGCATTGACCCTGCAAAATGGATGCGGAATCAGGGCGTATTTAACACTTTGCTGTCCGGCTTCGGATCTGTCGCAGACCGTTCTTACCTTATGAGTAAGAACCTTACACAGCTCGGCTATGACATTTCCTCGTTCTTCAACATTTCCGTTGAAGATGCTATGCAAAAGCTGCAATCCGGTGTTTCTGGCGAATTGGAACCGTTGCGTAGATTGGGCTATGACCTGTCGCAAGCCAAACTGGAACAAACCGCATTGACGCTGGGAATCGAAAAGTCTGTTTCTGCCATGACGCAAGCAGAAAAGGCGGAGTTGCGTTACTACGCCATTATGACGCAGGTAACAACGGCGCAGGGCGACATGGCTCGTTCGCTGGATGCCCCCGCAAACCAGCTCCGTATTTTCCAAGCGCAGTTGACACAGGCATCAAGAGCAATCGGTAATATTTTTATTCCTATTCTTCAAAAGATATTACCCATTGCAATCGCCGTCCTTCGTATTGTACGCGAGCTGGCGGATGCTATTGCAAAACTGTTTCACTTCAAGCTCACGGAGATTGATTATTCCGGCGTTGGGAATCTCGCCAGCGGCGCAGAAGATGCCGCTGCAGGCTTTGACGATGCAACAAGCGCAGCAAAAGAACTGAAAAAGTCCGTTATGGGCTTTGATGAGCTTAACATCCTAAACGGCAACACTGCGTCTGGGTCTGGTTCTGCAGGTGTGTCCGGCGGCAGCGGTTTTGACTTTGAATTGCCTGAGTATGGTTTTCTTAATGATGTAAGTAAGCAGGCTGATGAAGTCACGCAGAAGCTCAAAAATGCGCTCCCGTGGATTCTTGCCATTGGCGCTGGATTAGCGGCGTGGAAACTTGGCCCAAAACTCGGCCTTGATTTGCAGAAAACCATTGGCTTGGCTGTCGGTATTTTTGGCGCGCTTACGCTTGTGCAAAACATTCTCGATTCAATCGTAAACGGCGTTACAGAGGAAAACATGACTGGCATGATTTTCGGAATGACGCTTGCTGTGACCGGGCTATATGTTGCACTTGGGCCGGTTGCTGGAGGAATTACAGCTATTGTTTCCGGTCTTGCTGTTTTGGCCGTTGCGTTTACTGATGCGGAAAAAAATGGATGGAATTTCCAGAATCAAATGCTTGCTGTTGCTGGAATTCTCGCGGCTGGCGTAGGCATCGGCATTTTGACCGGCTCCTTTATCCCGCTTCTTATCGGAATGATTGCATCGCTGCTGCTTAGCGTTACTACGGCGACCGGGCACGGGCAGGAACTTATCGAAGGAGTCAAAGAAACGCTAAAGGGATTCATCGATTTCTTCGCCGGTATCTTCACGGGAGACACTAAGCGTACAGCCGATGGCATTGCTGGAATTTTCGGTGGGCTAAAAAAGGCGGTTGGTGCTGTGATCGATGGCATAAGGGACTGGCTTAACGGATTGTTGGATTGGATTGACCAGAAAACAAACGGAAAGTTGAAGCCGCTCATTACCGGAATTAAAGCTATTGTAACCTCCGTTTTTGGCAGCATAAAGCAGACCGTCGGGAATGTAATCGACGATATTAAGATGATTTTCTCCGGTCTTATCAAGTTTATTTCTGGCGTTTTCTCTATGGATTTTGACAAGGCGTGGGAAGGAATTAAGGATATTTTCAAGGGTGTATGGAACACCATAATCGATCTGCTTAACGGCGCAATCAATATTATCATCAGAGGGCTGAACTGGCTCATTAAGCAGATGAATAAAATCAGTTTTGATGTTCCTTCGTGGGTGCCGGCCATTGGCGGGAAGTCTATCGGTGTGAACATTTCCTATATCAGTGAGAATGTGCTTCCGCATCTTGCAAAAGGTGCAGTTATCCCAGCAAATGATGAATTCCTTGCTGTGCTTGGCGATCAGACCCACGGGAACAACATCGAAGCGCCGGAAGGCCTTATTCGTAAAATTGTCCGGGAGGAATCCGGAGGTTCCAGCGAAATTCACGTCACCATCGTTCTCGATAGTGTAACTGGAAAGAAATTGTTTGATACGGTGGTAAGGGAGAACAACGCCGTTATCCGGGCAACTGGGGCAAGCCCTCTTGTTACGTAAGGAGGTCAAATGGCAATTTTAACCATCACAAAGGCAGACGGGACGATTGTCCCGCTGCCTGACCCCAGCGAATATTCGTGGGGTCTACAAGATGTTGATGCAGACGGAACGGGGCGAAACCAAAGCGGGGATTTGTTTCGCGACCGTGTGGCAAGCAAGCGAAAACTAACTCTATCGTGGCCACCCATGAAAGCCGCCCCTATGTCTACGCTGCTGCAAGCGGTTGATGATGTGTTTTTCGATGTAAGTTATCCAGATGCCATGACCGGAACCACAAGGAAAATGACCGCATATGTTGGGGACAGAACGGCTCCAATGTATAGCCTTATTGATGGTGCATATCAATGGAATGGTCTATCTATGAACTTTATCGAGAGGTGAGCCATGCACACTGTAACGGATGAATTTCATGCTGCGTGTTCGGCACCGGGGCGTGAAGTTACCAGCAAAATCAATTTCAATGGAACAACAGACCTCCCCGCATCGGAGATACGGGAGATCGTTGTAACAGAGCAGTTTGGCTCATCGGACGGCGTGACCGTCGGTGCGGCGTTTTCTTCCAGTTGCAAGGTGACGATGTACAAGCAGGATAATTTGCCGCTGAATAATGCGTATTTTATCCCATCTGTTGGAATCATGGTGAACGGGGAAGCGCAGTATGTAGCGAAAGGCAAATACTACATCCCAACGGACGGAGTGGATGATAGCGGGAAACTGTGGATAACTGTCACAGGCTATGACCGTATGGCCAGCCTGACGGACGATTATGTGCCTACCATTGATTTCCCCGCCACTCCTGTGCAGATTCTCACAGATGTGTGTACGCAAGGAAATGTCACTGCGCCCTCGGTAGCTTTGCCGGATATTCAAATTTCTGCACCCTACACAGGGTCACTGCGTCAGCAGCTCGGATGGTTGGCGGGGCTGATCGGATGCAATGCGAAATTTGATTCCGACGGCGAACTGAAATTCTGCTGGTACTCTGATAGTATTTCTGTTGGCCCGGAGGTGCAGTATCAGGGAGGACTTAGCAAATCCTCAGATTCCCCGTTTACCATACAAAGCCTTGTCACGGGAACGGAAGAAAACCCCATCACGGTCGGGACAGGTGTTGGCATCTCTGCCACAAACCCGTATATTACTGAAGCTGTGGCGGCTGCTGTTTTTGAGGGAATTGGAAACAAGGCAATGATGCCGTGTAAGGTGCAATGGCGGGGAGACCCCTCTACGGAAGCAGGGGACATATTGCACGTTACAGATGTGACCGGCCCAGCCAGCACATTCCCCGTTTACATTATGGAACAGGAACTGCGTATAAAGGGCGGAATGGTGGCGAATACGACCTGCTATGCGCCGCAGGACAAGCAGTATGTCGTAGAAAGCCCGATTATACAGCAAGTGAAGCGGGAATATTCCGGCCTTGCCAAAGCCATGCAGGATGCCACCGAAAGAATCATAGGCGCAAAAGGCGGATACTGGGAAGTCACTCTGGATGATGACGGTTTCCCCACCGGGTGGATGGTTCGAGACACGCCCACTATGGAAGATAATACAAGGCTGTGGATTATGAACATCAACGGTCTTGGATATTCCAAAGACGGCGGGAAAACCATTTCTGGCGTTGCGCTTACGATGGACGGCGCAGTAAACGCAGACACAATTACGGCTGGGAAGATGTCCGCAGAGCGTGTGACGATCAATGGACAAACTCTTTCTGATTTTATTGATGCAAGCATTGATGAAAATGGACACCCTGTGCTTCGCATTGGATCCTCTGCATCGGAGATTGTTTTGAAGGAGTACAACGACAAGATTGGGTTTTATGACGCAAGCGGCACACTGTTAGCGTACTGGAATAACAACAGCTTTGAACTGGTAGAGCTATCGAAGTTCCGCCTCGGTCCGATGTCTATCGTTGTGCAGCCGAATCAATCCATAAGTTTCGTGGGGGTGACGTGATGCCGAGTATCTACGGAAGCAAATCTAAGGGATGGCAGCTACGCCTTGACTATACGGTCAAGAGCCAGAGCATCGAAAATAACACCAGTGCGCTTGATTTAACCTTGTATGTGTATGACGGTACCGGGTACTCACAAAATGAGTCTGCGAACGAAGCGTATTACATTCTGCAAGGTACAAAAACTTGGAATCCGTACAATTATCCATCTACCGGTTGGTATAAACTGGGCGTAAAGTCTATCACCGTTACACATAGTGGCGACGGAACCGGGAAAGTCACGCTTTCCGGCGAATGGGACTGCGGCTTTGACTCGGCCTACACACCAAGGCATTTGACCGTCTCCGGTAGCGTTACACTACCAACAATTCCAAGAGCATCTTCCGTGTCTGCCACAAATGGCACAATGGGCGGGAATGTAGCAATTACCATCACACGGAAAAATTCCGCCTTTACACATAAGTTGTCCTATAACGCCGGAAGCGGGTATGTCTCTATTGCAACTGGTGTAGCCACATCTTACACGTGGGCAAGCCCTGACAGCATGATAGATGCTACCACGAATGCTTCTTCCCGCACGGTGACGATAAAATGCGAGACCTACAACGGAAGCAGCAAGATAGGTGAAAGCACGACAACCTGTGTCCTCACTGTGCCGGAATCCCTCGTTCCATCTTTAAGCGTGGTGCTTTCCGATGCCGCTGGGTATCAGCCGACATATGGATGGGTACAAAACAAGAGCCAGCTAAAAGCCGTTGCCACAACTGGCGGAGTAAGGGGAAGTACCATTGTAGGTACTGTCATGAAAATTGGCAATGAAAATGCCAATCTGAATACAGGGAATCTGCTTACAAAAAGCGGCTCTGTTGTGGTGACGGTAACTACGACAGATTCTCGTGGCAGAAACAAGACGGTTACAAACACTATTACTGTACAGCAGTATGCTGGACCGTCTATTGCAAATCTCACATACGCAAGAGGTTCCTATACAGGCGGCGTGTGGACAGAAAACAATACCGGCGCAGACATTAAGGTGATGTTTGATCTCACCATTTCTCTGAGTAATAACACCGCCAGCATCTCTTTGAAGATCGATGATGAGAATAGGCAAACCCTTTCTGCGCAAAGCTCCGGCTCAAAGGTTGTTTACATCGCCGGTGTCGGAACAGATACGACCAGAAAACTGACGGTAGTCGCCACGGACGCTTTTTCAAGCAGTTTTACCAAAGAAATGGATGTGGCGACAGTTGAAGTCCCGTTAAATATCAACTTCAACTTGCCGGGAGCGTGTTTTGGCGGGGTAGCCGAAAAAGAGAAAACGGTGCAATTCAAGTGGCCTATCTACGCCGAAAATGCCGTGGAGCTGAACGGGGAATTGATTTTATCTGATTCCGCAGCGGGGAAACTTCGGCAAGCGATGGGCATCCAAGACTACATCATTGAGCAAGGCGTAAGTGGCAACTGGACGTACCGGAAGTACGCATCCGGGTATGCGGACTTGTGGTGGCGTGGGACAGTTAAGCCCACCAGCTACACTACATTTGGCAGCTCCGCCTACACAAATACGATTTCCCTGTCAATGCCCTTCGGGGTGACGGGGAACGTGGTAATCACCGGCAGCGCTTCTGATTTGCACACAATCTGCAATACGGATTGGAGCTATGCTTCAAAAACCTTGTCCTTCCGCATGGCCCGTGGTGCATCAATGACACCAACAAATGAAACCGTATCGCTGCGGGTGACTGGCAAGTGGAAAGCATAAAACATATAAGGAGATACCGCATGACAGAAACTATCATTGTTGCACTTATCACCGGCGGCCTGTCGCTGCTGGGGGTAATCATCACCAGCAACAAGACCACCCGTGATGTGCAGGCCAAGCTGGACACGCAGCAGGCCGTCACCGACACCAAACTGGACGAGCTGACACGGGAAGTCCGGGAGCATAACAACTTCGCCCAGCGCGTTCCGGTGCTGGAGGAGCAGATCAAGGTCGCCAATCACAGGATAGCGGATTTGGAAAGACTGCCCAACCACTGAGCATCGCAAATCTATAGTATAAGGAGGTATATGTATGTATCGAGGTACAACCCCAACGCTGACATTCCGCCTGCCCATCGACACGGAAAGCATCACGGTGCTGTCCTTGGCCGTAGCGCAGGCCGGACAGGTTAAAATCGAAAAAGCATTGTCGGATGTACAGCTGGACGGGAATGTTGTCTCCTGCACGCTGACGGAAGCCGAGACCCTGTCGCTTACTGCCGGGAGAGGCATTGACGCAAAGATACAGCTCCGGGTGGGCGTAGGCGGTCAGCGCATGGCATCTCAGGTATTCGAAGTGCCTGTGGAGCGTATTCTCCGGGATGGTGCGCTATGATCGAGTTTGCGGTAACTTTTTCTCCCGGCGCTGATCTGGATGTCAACATGGGGCAGGTGATGGAGGTGTATGCCACCGAGGAGCGGACGGTGGAGCTGTCTATGCCCTCCGGCAATCAGGTCATCCTGCCCACCAGCAGCAAAGGCATGCGTAAGGTGACGATTCAAAAACCGGACACCCTTTTGGCCGAGAACATCAAGAAGGATGTTGTGATCGGCGGCGTGACCGGCGCCCTTGAGGCACCACCGACAGGCCCTTATATAGCGTATACGTCCCTCGACAGTCTTGGTAGAGTGTTTACCGCTAAATTTCGAGGAACAATTGTTCCAGAGCATGCATTCTCTTATTTGGCGGAATTGACATCAGTAGATATGCCAGACAATGTAATTGCAATTGGTGATAGTGGTTTTTATCGCTGCCCAAAGCTCCAATTGACAAGTCTCCCTTCCGAAATTACCTCACTCGGAGATTTTGCATTCTCTGATTGTTCAAAGCTAGCGTTAACAAGCCTCCCTTCTGGAATCACCTCAATTGGAGACCAGGCATTTAGGGATTGCTTTAGTCTCGCATTGACAGGTCTTCCTTCTAGAATTACCTCAATCGGAGATTACACATTTAGAAATTGTTCAAAGATGGTACTAACAAGTCTCCCTTCTGGACTTACTTCAATTGGAGATTTTGCGTTTCTAAATTGTTATCAACTATCATTGACGGCCCTACCCTCTGGACTTACCTCAATCGGGCAGTATACATTCAACAATTGCCCAAGGCTCGCATTGACGGCCCTACCCCCTGGGATTACATCATTACCAACAGCCGCATTTCAGTACTGCCCAAAATTAGAATTGACGACCTTCCCGTCTGGAATGACCTCGATTGGAGCTTATGCATTTAGGCAGGGTACAGGTCTCGCATCAATAACCCTTCCCCCCGCACTCACTACAATCGGAGATTTTGCATTTGCCAATTGTACTGGATTGGAAACGGTTAGATTTACGAGCACGGTATCCGCAATCCCCAATGGAGTATTTTCCGGATGCCCAAAACTGTCTACCATTTATGTTCCGTGGTCGCAGGGGCAAGTAGCAAATGCTCCTTGGGGTGCGAGCAATGCCACCATCGTTTACGATTATACTGGGGGGTAAAAAAGAAAGGAGACGGAAGTGAATGTACAATACCGACTAAACCGATAAACAAAGGCTTGTCAACATTTTTTTGTGTGCCCGATTCGGGCACGGAAAGGAGAAATTATGGAAACTTTTGGCATCGCAAGCGTGGCGGTCATCACCGTCATCACCTACCTCGTGGGGCTGGTGGGCAAGGCCAGCAGCATGAACGACAAGTGGATCCCCATCCTGTGCGGGGTCTGCGGCGGGCTGCTGGGGGCTGTCAGCTACTATCTGGCACCCATCCCGGACTTCCCGGCGGGTGATCCCATCACCGCCATTGCCGTGGGCATCGTCAGCGGTCTGGCGGCCACCGGCATCAATCAGGCTGTCAAGCAGCTGAGCAAGGGGGAGTGAGATATGGGTAAGCGCATCACTGCCGCATATCCCATCGCCAAGGCGGGCGGTATCCCTATCAACACCAGCATCCCGGCCAGCAAGGAGACCTATGACCGGCTGGGCGGGCGGGACGTGGCCTTTGTGGTGCTGCACTACACGGGCAACGTCAGTGACACCGCCGAGGCCAACTGCAAGTATTTCGCAGGCGGCGACCGGGAGGCCAGCGCACACTACTTCGTGGACGAGGACAGCATTTACCAGTCCGTACCGGCCTGTGACCGGGCGTGGGCGGTAGGCTCTCCCGATCCGGTACATCCCCTCTGCCGCAACACCAACAGTATCTCTATCGAGATGTGCTGCTCCGGGAACTACCATGTTTCCGAGCGCACCAAGGCCAACGCTGCGGCACTGACGGCGGAGCTGTGCAAGCTGCTGGGCATCTCCGGCGTGGACACCTACGTCCTGCGGCACTACGACGTGACCGGGAAGTCCTGCCCCCGGCAGATGGCAGGGAAGAACAACGCGGAGTGGGAGGCGTTCAAGGCCAGCGTCAAGGCGTTGCTGAACGAGAAGCCAAAGCCCGCACCCGCACCGACGACGAAGGAGGAGACGATCAACATGGAACTGCGTATGCTGCGCCGTGGCATGGAGGGCAACGATGTCCGGGCCTCCATGCTGCTGATGAAGGACAAGGGCTATTACCCGGATGAAATTTGGAGCGGCGACAAGCTCTTTGGCCCCAAGATGGAGGCCGGTCTGCGAGAGATGCAGGCAGATCACGGTCTGGGCGTTGACGGCATCATCGGCAATGCCAGTTGGAATTTCCTGCTGAAATAAAGGATAAAATAAATCCACTGGAGGGCGCAGAGGACACCGCTACGCCGGCCTCACGCCCGTGCATAAGCATCCGCACCTCCACGGCTATTGTTTTGCCGATGGATAACAACCATAAGGCCATAAGGAAGCTCTTATCAAATCTGCCGCCGAAACGTGCTATCGCCCTCGTGGAATCGGTTTTACTCCCAAAGACAGAGGAAATGATCGTCATAGATTGCGACGTGCGCCGGAAAAGCTGCGTACAGGTGGCAGTAGAGCGGAATATGTCCGTGGAAACTGTCAAGCGGTATAGGTGTAGAGCATACCACAAAATTGCACAGGAGCTATTTAACCCCCTGCCTTAATTGGCAGGGGGCTTTTTGCACTTTTCTGACACTTTTTAGGCACTTTTAAGTGCCTGTTTTTTTGTATCATAAAGGCAGAAAGAAGGTGGCAAAATGTACGACCGGCTTATCGCCTGCGGTTACACGGAGCAAATGGCGGCGGATATCCTGAAACTATTCCCCGACCAGGAAGAATTGCGGATATATGTATATTTTGCCGAACTATTCCGTGAAGAAAGGACGGTATGTTGATGGCATTTAATCCTTACTACCAGAATCCGTATCAGCCGATGGGGTATAACGGGCAATACGGCAATTATGCCCCGCAGAACGCCGCAGGAGCACCGCAAGCGTTCGGGTGTCAAATTACAAGGGTAAATGGGAGAAACGGCGCAGATGCGTTCAGAATGGCCCCCAACAGCTCTATTCTGCTGATGGATGAGAACGACCCCATTGTGTGGATGAAGCAGACAGACGGAGCTGGGTATGCAACGGTAACGCCTTACACAGTTTCTCCGTATCAGGCCGCACCTCCTGTGGATGTAAGTAGTCTGGAAGAACGTGTAAAGAGATTGGAGGACACAATCAATGGCAAATCCAATGATGCAAATGCTGATGGGAAACGGAAGCCGAAAGCCGAATAACCCCCTTGCGATGGTGGCAGAGTTCCGAAAATTTGCAGCGAACATGACCCCGCAAAAAGCGCAGCAAGAAATCGAGCGGTTACTAACTTCCGGGCAAATGAGCAAAGAGCAGTTTGCTGATTTGCAGAAACAAGCAAAGGACTTTGTGCAATTCCTGAAATAGGCCGGGTCGACACGGTTTATTTATAAAAAATTATGAAAGGAGTTTCCCACATGGAGAACGGTATGTCCCTTAGCGATATCGCCGCTGTGACACGTGGCGCAAATGATGAGAACGGATGGGGTTCTGGCTGGTTCCTTATCGTGGTTCTGTTCCTGTTCATGTTCGGCTTTGGCGGAAATGGCTGGAATCGTCAGGGTGAGTTCGGGGAGTATGCCACCGCCGCCAGCCAGCAGGAGATTCTGTTTGGCCAGCAGTTCGGCCAGGTCAACGACCGTCTGACCAACATCGGCAACGGCATCTGCAATCTTGGTTACGAGATGCAGGGCAACATCGGTCAGTTGGGCAAGGAGATGGCTTTGGCGCAGAATGGCACCAACATGACCATCATGCAGACCGGCAACAGCATCCAGAGCCAGATGGCGCAGTGCTGCTGCGACACCAAGCGAGCCATTGACGGCGTAAACGCCAACATCGACGCGAAGTTTGCGGCTCTGGAGAAGTCCCAGCTTGAGCAGCGCATTGCGGAGCAGTCTGCCCGCATTGCCAGCCTTGAGATGGATAACCGGATGTATGGCGTAGTCCGCTATCCCAACGGCTACACCTACAATGCCGGTAATTCCCCCTTCTGCGGCTGCAATAGCTGCTGCGGCACAAACATCTGACAAAAGCGAAAGGCCCCTCTTGGCCGGGTTATGGGCGGGGCTGGTGTCCCGCCCTCTTTATTTTGAAAGGAGATTTTATAATGTCTTGCAAATCTGCGATTTACACTGCTATGCAGACCCCCACGGAGGTTGCCGTAAATGGCGTTATCCCTCTGGGCAGTCTTATCCGCCGCTACGGCTGCGATATTTCTCTGAATGGAAATGCCGTCAACATCATTGGCAAGGGCTATTATGATGTTGATGTGTCCGTTACCGTCGCCCCCACGGCTGCTGGGACGGTTACCGCAACGCTTATCAAGGACGGCGTTGTTGTCCCCGGCGCAACAGCTTCCGCAAACGCTGCGGCTGGCGCACCTGTTGCGCTGGCATTCCCCGCCCTTGTCCGGCAAGCGTGTTGTGCGTCCGGCTCTGCCCTGTCTTTGGTGTTGACCGGCGCTGCATCCACCGTCAGCAATGTTGCCCTTCGGGTACAGCGCATCTGATGGAGGTGCGGGATGAAAGTCATCGAGAAATTGGAAGATTTTATCGATAGCGAAATCCACGATGCAGAAGTATATGCAAAGTGCGCCCTCAAGTACAAGGAATCCGACCCCACGCTTGCAAAACTGTTTTACGATTTGTCCACGGAAGAAATGCGACACATGGATTTGCTACACGGAGAAGTCGTTCGCCAGATCGAGCAGTATCGCAAGACGAAGGGAGAGCCGCCTGCGGCCATGCAGGCTATTTATGATTATCTGCACGAGAAGCAGATTGGTAAAGCTAAGTGCGTGAAGGAATACCAAAGTATGTATCGTAACGGCTGATTACTGGGTAAAATTTGTAGCCCACGATGTAGCCCACGCAGAGCAATTTACTACAACTTGGCACAATTTTGTGCAACGCTTCACCCTACAAGCAGCCCGTATAGGGTGATAAAAAACCCCGGAAACCCTTGATTTACAAGGATTTCCGGGGTTTTGGCGCGGAAGGAGGGATTTGAACCCTCGCACGCGGTTTAGGCGTCTACTCCCTTAGCAGGGTAAATCAAACCCGCTATAAATCAATGGTTTGCGG